GATACTATATCTATAATATTTGAATTATTAATTACAATTTTATCATATGCAATAGGAGAATTAAATACAAACTCTTGAGTTTTTATTTCTCCAGAAACAGCTTTTGATTTCTTTTTTAAAAGATAATATAATGGTAAATTAGTAGTATTATCAGTTTCATATATAGTTACTTCAGTTGTATCAGCTGATGAAGAATAATGAAAATCTATATTATCTAATGTACGAAATACAGAATTTCCATTATGTTGTTTTACTGACATTCCTGGTTTTATTGATAAAGCATACTTATAATCAGGCCTGACATTATCACCAGTACCAATTGATGGTACTAATTGAAATATATCGAGTTCTACATGAGCTGGAATTCTATTTTTTGGAATATAACCTAAATTTCTAGCTAAATTAAAAACATTACCTCGTTCAGATGCATGCTCTAATAATGATTCTTTTAAATTAGAATCCATATAAAAACTTAATACATCTCCTACATATGAAGCCATTTCGATAAATAAATTGCCCGGTGATGCATCACTGAAATCTGTATAGGAATTTGGGAAATATTGTTTACTAAAATCAATTAAATTTTTTCTAAATTCGCTAAAATCTTTTCCTAAATAAGTTACATCTTTTTTCATATCTTAATTTATTATGTAGTTGTTATTCCTGTTTGGTCAATTGTAATATTCATAGTTTGTGCTCCTGGTATATTATCAGCACTAAATGAAATATTAATATAAAGAGTATGATTATTGTCATCAAAATTTGTTACTATATCAATTATTTTAATATAAGTAGCCCACTCGTCGACAGCATCATTTATTATATCTGAAACATTCATTTTGAGGTCGCCTTCTACATGCGTATTATTTGAAAAAATTAATTTTAATAAATCACTTCCAAAGGTTGATTGATATATTTCTCCCTTCTGGGTTAATAATAAATGTTTTAAATTTTCATATGCTTGTTTTACTGTTGTTACATTAGTACTAAACCCCCCATTGCCTTGTTGAAACGTAAGAGATGTTCCTAAGATTACATCTTCTGTAGCATTATTATTATTACCTGTAAAGAAATAACCCATTATTTACCTTTCTTTTTATCTATTGCTTTCATTAACTGAGAATAGTCTTTTGTCATCACTCTAGCTATCGTATCAGTAACTTGCATAGATTTTCCCGTCTCTGGATCTTCCATTACGGAAGGAACTTGATTTTGACGCATCATTCCAAAACCCACTGCATCTTTAGAATTAAATGATAAATCATTGTAACTTTCATTCATTATATTAGCATAATTACTAACAGGATTAGTTTCAGTTAATTCCGAAGTTTCGTTTAAAATATCAGCAAATCCTGTTTTTTTGAATTGCGGAGATGATTTTTTAACCAATTTCCTTTTCGGCATTTTTTCTTCGTTTAATTCATTAATAGTAGATTGTAACCCTTCTTTTAAAATTTCAGATAATTCTTGTTTTATCACATTTCGCACTTCTTCACGAATTGTCTTTTTCAAAATTGTAAAAAATGTTTTTTGTTCCATAATAGTTTTATTTTATAAATAAATATTATGATTATAAATTTATAGCAGATATCTTCCAACCTTCAGATGTTTTTGGACCATAAACAGAATTTGTATCTGAATCAATATAATAATCTCCAATATCACCGATTGAGTTATTTGGTAATCCTACTTGATTAATTACTTGACTAGGAGCTTCTTTTAATATAGATAATATATCTTCTTGTTGTTGTAATAAGTCTCGTATTAACTGATCTCTGTCTAATATATCCTGATCAGAAACATTTACTACTCTATAAAATTCACTATCTAATCCACTATCTAATCCACTAAGTCTATTTATTTCATTTGCGATTTCTTGTGATATATCAAATATTTCGTTATTACAAATACCTCCAAGTTTATTTACAGATTTAGCTAAATTTGAATTAGAAGATCCGCTATGTCGATCTACTGCTTTCTGGACTCCTTCTAAAGTTTTTATAGCAGATTTAATATTAGTAATTAATTGAGTAATTGTATTTATTATTTCGGTAATTGGACCATTTGGGACACCAGGTACAGATGGTATTAATAATTGAACAATTTTTATAACAGTTCCAATAGTTCCTATATTTTGTAAAATAGGAATAATAGTATTAATTAAATTGAGCAACTGTTTTAATGTCTCAATTGCTTCTTGAATTTGTTTTAATTGATCTTTTAGTTCTTGTGTAATCGGATCATCGCATTTGGTATTAGATGGTACCATTGCCGTTTTATTAGCTAAATCAGTTGCAAATTTAGATATTTGCTCAGCTTGTTTCATTATCAATGGTATTATACGTTTTATAATATCCAATGGTATTGATGCTCCTATTGCCATTATTGTCTCTCCGGATGTTTATCAAACATTATATTTACATTTTCTAATTGTTTAAACAAAGGCCCAAACTCTTGATCATATATAGCAGTACAAGCCTCTCCAGATTCCCCAGCAAATCCAACAGTTACTATATCTACTAATTTCTCTAAAATTTCTTTAACAACTCCCCCATATAACATAGATTCTTTATTATTACTAGTTCCAAATTTTATAACTGGTGAATTTATTTCAATTCCTAGTTTTGAATCTAATGCAATAATATCTTCTTTTGATTTTAATATAATACGGTCAGCAGTTCCAATTAATTGAGATTGAGAAAATTCAGTATATGATGGACTAGTACCAATTCTAAGATCATTATTTAATTTTAAATTTTTTAATTTTTGGGTTGAAGTTAAATATATCGACGACGGATCGGTATTTATATTTTCTACAATAGATATTTTACTATTTTCAGTTTTTCTGATATTTGATAAAATTATAATAGGATCGCCTATTATACCACCATATCCAGGTTCATTACCCGAACCTCTTGATGTATTAGTTGCTCCTAATCGAATTGTATTTCCCCACCTTCCTTGATATATTATATCTCCTACAAATGGTTGTATATTAGATATAGACTTATTAATCATCTGTTGCGAAGATTTTTGTCTTTTAATTATTTGTTTATCTAATTTTTTGCTAGAAATCCCTGCCAGGAAATTTTGGTTTACATTTCCTGATAACGACATTGGTTTTGTATAATACCATTGAGTATTTTTATTACCAGGTTTGCTGTTATCTTTAATAGATTCGAATATAATAACAATTTCACCCAATATTGGAATTTGTAATTCATTAACAGATAATGGTATTGCGTTAATAGGTTTTTTTAATTTACTATTACTAATAATTTTAACCTGAATTTCAAAAGGAACTATTGCATCAGGAGAATATGTTGCACGACCGCCATTGACAACTTCGCCAATATATATTTTAATATTCTCAATATTCATCACTAGATTCTTTTTTTAATTGATCTTTTGCATTATTAATCTTTTTTTGCAATTCCTTCTCTTCAGATTCAATTGAATTTAATTCAGATTCTAATTCTCCAGTTAACGCATCGTCAGCTATTTGTAATAATTGTTTCTTTTCTTCATCACTTAATAAACTATCAGATCCAACTATAGTTTGTTTAGTTGAAATATATCGCTGCACGATTGCTGTTAATTTTACTAAGTGATCATCATTTTTGACTGAAATTTCTAGATATTCTTTAATTAATGGTACTATAATAGTTGCGTCTGATGAACTACGCATTAATGGCTGCAATTGCGAAATTAATTGATTAATTTGCCTCGAAGTTCTTTTTGAATTATGATATACGTCAGACATTAAATCTGAAAAAGTCACTCCTTTAAATAATTCTTCGTTGTTGTCCATAATATGATACTTTAATAATAAATATCAAAATGGCAATTTTATGAACTCTGTTTGTTCGTATTCTTTAAATTTAGTTTCGTATAAAAGTTTCAAAGTTTTAATTACTCGCGTAATATTATTTGTCTGTAAACCGGTTCTTTCTCGGATGCATACATATAATGCTTTTTTATTAAATTCTTCTATAGTATCTCTTGTTTCAAATATATGAAGAATTGAATCTGCTACATGTATATCTGTTGAATTTGTAAATATAAAATTAATATTATCATAACAATATTCTATATAGGCATCCATAAAATATTTCAATGTATCACGCATTTCATCGTTATGAAGTTCAATTAATACATTGCGGCTTTCATCAATATTAATAGGTTCTGATTTTTGTTTTAATTTAACATATGCTTTTTGATTTTCTGCAATTAAATAATTAAACGATGACCGCGTATAATATGAATATGCTTTACCATTCTCTGGATTAAATTTATCAAGTCTAGCAGTTAAATAAGTTACAAGATCTGTTTGTAAATCTTTAAAATTAGATCTTATATATGCAGGTTTCATTTTGTTAATAAGATTTTCTGCTAATTTCATGAGAGCTGGATATACAAATCTTCGGTATATTCGTTCTCGTAATGCTGGATTATCAATTGTGCGATTATATGCTGCAATAGATAATTCTGTTATTTTAGTCCAATATCTATTACTCTTTTTCTTTCTCCGGCCCATCGAATTCTCCTTTTAATTTATCAATAACTTCTTTTAACATTTGAAATGTAGTTCCAGCCTCATCTTCATTTTCAAATGCTCCTATAGTATCTATTTGTTTCATAGTTTCATATGATTTTTGTATTTGATTATACATAAAAATATTAGTTTTTTCTACATCTATATAATAGTCTTCTATATCTGCTAATAATCCGGCTAATACATAAGCTCTATAACCCATATATCCAGCTACTCCTGCAAATATAATACATAAAATAATCAATAATATCATAATAATTAATCTTTATTAAATGAACTAAAAATATCCGTTATAGACTCTTTTATATCCGGATTTGATTCTGCTAAATTCTTTAATGCGTTAGATTTAGTAGTTTTAGATTTCTCAACTGGTTTAATTGGTGATCTAGATTTATGATTTCTCCATCGTTCATATTCAATTTGTGCAGCCATATGATCTGCATGATGAAGAATAACCGGTAAATTTGTTTTTAATTTAGCTTGTGCTGATCTAGAAATAAAATATGGCTTATTAGCATCATCATATATACCATCATGAATTTTAATAGCTTGATATTCATTCCAAGACATATTCACGTTATACTTATGAAGTAAAAATAATGATAAATCCGGTACCATCGTAAAAGGAATTTTTTCATTATGTTTATATAAACGTCCCATATTTTTACGATGCCAATCTGAAGTCTCTGTTTGATATACTTCATTTCCTTGCCCAGGAAATCCACATTTGCCTAAATCATGATGCATAGCAGAAAATAATAATTCTT